AGAGTTTGAAGAATTCAAAACCTGGACACTTGGAGTCTTACACGATGACAAAATCAAAGATCTGTGCGTTACTTTTACCAAAAAAGATGGTAGCGAAAGAGCATTACGTTGCACCCTCGTTGAAGGAAGAATACCTACAGAAAAGACTCCCAAAAACGAGAGCACCAGTACCACGTCTTCTGGATCCGCTGTTCGGGTCTTTGACACAGAAATCTCCGAGTGGAGATCATTTCGTTGGGATTCAGTAACTAAAGTGGAGATTTCGCTATGAATGTTTATAACACAAGTCGAGAAGAATATGTGGCAGTCCTTAAGACTGAAGTAGAAGTCCTACGTAGGTACTATAAACCAGAAACAGAAGGCACGGGAAACTTCAATACTGCCATCCAAGTGTTGGAGAGACGTATTCAAGAAATTGAGGAAAATCAAGATGCTTAAAGGTATTGGAATTTTGGTGGTTATTGCTTTGGTTGCAGTGTTAATTGTTTTTGGTCCATTCATTACGATATGGGCGATGAACACATTGTTCCCAGCATTGGCGATCCCCTACACATTTGAAACTTGGTGTGCCATGGTTTTAATCAGTCTGTACATCAAAGGAAACGTGTCCTACAAAAGTAAGTGAAAAGTATTAACCCTACGAGGTGTAGGGTTATTCAAATATCCCTTTACTTTTATTCAGCTTTGTAGTATAATTATATTATAACTTGGAGGTCTTGACCTATGACAAATACTGCGAAACGCAAACAGCTGATTGCTCGTACTGAGCGCATGACAAAGGGAGTTGAGGTAACACTTGACCCAGAAAACTATCAACGTGATCTCATCGTTGCATTGAACTACTACAATATCAACCATGATGATAAAGATAAAAAGAAGTGGTTCATTAGCCACTACGCAAAGATTGACAAGAAAATAGCAATTGAGTTACTCAAAGTAGATGAGTCACACTTTCGTCATGCTGGTATTCTTGCTCGTTTAATTGAAGGTGGTTCGGTTCTTGAAGAGAACGAATTACGTCACCTGACAGAAAAGACTGAGACATTGTTGTCACAGATCACTAAGCGTCAAAAATCCCAAGAAGTACAAGACAGGAAAGATGCCGCAGCTGCAAAAGCTGCGTTGCCATCAAACGTAATATCTATTCAACAACGCATGGAAGCCAAAGCACATGATGTCGCTGGAGAAATCGAAGGAGCAATTGATGACTTTGTGCTCGCTGGGTGCAAAGGTGAATTCTCTGCCAAAAATTACTTGATGACAAAAGAAGTAGCTGGACCAATTGCTAAACGTGTCGGTGATCTATTTGTTAGAACATCTAAAGAACTTCATGAAGCAATTGCTGGTGATGATGCGCAACTGGTCGAGGGTTACTCAAACTTTACCAAACGTGAACTGAAGAGATTTGCTGAATTCGTTGATAACATTATCGCTGACTGTAACCAGATGGTTCAGACTGCTAAAGCGAATCGTGCTCCACGTAAGCGCAAGGAAGTATCTCCAACGAAGCAAGTGGCTCGTATGAAATTCATGCGTGAATTCGCTGAGCTGGGATTAAAATCAATCAAACCCGAAAACATTATTGGTTCCAGTGAAGTGTGGTTCTATAACACAAAGTATCGTCGTGTTGGAGTTTACCGTGCCGAGAACAATACTCTGGGAGTAAAGGGAACTACAATCATTGGGTTTGATGTAAAAGAGTCGAAGGCATTTACGCTACGTAAGCCAGAGGAATTCTTCAAAGGATTGGCACTGGGTAAGCGTGCACTTACTTCTAAGATGAAGACACTGACTACAAAGCCAGCTGCTCCAAATGGACGTATAAACGAAGAAACGATTTTGATTGGAGCATTTTAATGATTTTAGTTGACTATAGTCAGGTGGCTTTATCATCCATCTTGACTTTCCAGAGAGAGCTAAAGGGCACTGAGTCTGAGGTAAAGAATCTGATTCGGCATGTCACTCTCTCTACCATCAAGTCGTACAAGAAGAAGTATGGTAAAGAGTACGGACAAATTGTAGTTTGTTGTGATGGGCGTAAATACTGGCGTAGAGACTTCTTTGAGCACTACAAAGCAAGTCGTAAGAAAGCACGTGATGCTTCAGATTTAAATTGGGGTTTAATCTTTGACACACTGTCAGAAATGCGTGATGATTTAGCCAAACACTTTCCATATAAAGTACTGCATATCGAACGATGTGAAGCTGATGACATTATTGCTGCAATGACAAAGTGGGTACAGGAAAACGAACTGGTACAAGAAGGTCTAGTTGAGGAATCTCAAAAGGTACTTATCCTTTCATCTGATAAAGACTTTAAACAACTGCAACTGTATCCTAACGTAAAGCAATGGTCGCCAATGCAGAAGAAATATGTTACTGCAACTCAACGAGAAATCATAGAGTATAAGATAGAACATATTGTCAAGGGTGATTCTGGTGATGGCATTCCAAACATTCTTTCCAAAGATGATGTATTTGTCGTTGGTGAAAGACAGAAAGTAATGACTGGCAAACGACTGCAGGAATTTATCGACAATGGTTTCCTTGCATGTAGGAATGATGAGGAACGACGCAACTGGCATCGTAACACTACGCTGGTTGATTTTGATTTTATTCCAGATGATGTGCGTGAAGAGATCGTTACAACTTATATAAATACAAAACCGACTGGTGATAAGATGACCATCATGAACTATTTGATTGAAAATAGGTGTCGTTTGTTATTGGATGAGTTGGAAGATTTTTAGAATTTACTTCTAAAATTTTAGTAAATTTAAAATTAGAGGATTTTTGATGAGAAAATATGTTACTCAAGTGCTTGATGAGATTAATGAAGATCCAAGTGCTATCGAAAAATACAAGACAGATGCTGCAATCAAATTGATATTTGAGTATGCGTTTGATCCTGCAAAGAAAATGATTCTCCCAGAGGATGCACCTCCATACAAGCAAGCATCTGAACCCATGGGCATGACACCAACAAATTTGTATAATGAGTTGCGTCGTCTCTATGTGTTCTGTCGGGAAGATCTGAAGCCATTCAAACGTGAGAGTTTGTTTGTGTCACTGCTTGAGGGTATTCATCCAACCGAAGCCAAAATGATTATTGCAGTGAAGGATCAGACTTTGCATAAGTTGTATCCTAAAGTCACTCATAAATTAGTCTTCGAAGCTGGGATGATCTCAGTTCCTCCATTGGCAAAGAAGGTTGCAACAAAAAAATCAGTGGCTGGAGCCGACCAGTAATGAAGCTAGAGGGTGCCCAGCCGAGAAAATCTTTATGGAAAATGATAAAAAATACCTTTACTTTAATTCAGAAATAGGGTATAATTAACTTAGGGAAACACAAAAGGAGATTCCTATGAAGAAAGTTCTTGCAAGTTTATTGATCGCTGGTACAATTGCAACTCCAGCCATGGCTGATGGGCGTGGTCATCACGGTGATGGTTACAACCCATGGGTTCCCTTCATCGCTGGTGCAGGGTTGACATACTTGGCTACTCGTCCACAGACGCAGTACTACCCAGTATATGATCAACGACCAGTTGTTGTTTATCAACAACCACAAGTTGTTTATGCAATGCCTACTCAGGCACCAGTAATTCAAATGCCGAGACAGGTTTGTGAATTGAAGAGTGAAATGATCAATGGTCAGATAGTAACTGGAAACTTTTGCTATCAACAGTAATTTGTAATTTTTATTATGGAGAATTTGTGATGGGTAATTTTATCATTGGCATCATCGTTGGCATCACCGCAACAACCATTGGGTTCACTGGTATTGCACGTTTACTTGATCATGGCGTAAAGCAAACGCAAGAGATAGTTCGTCAAGTAGACAAAAATTGATCATTATTTTTTTATCATAGGAGAAGTGAAATGAAACGTAGTCTTATATCTTTGGCAGTTGTTGCAGTTTTTGCAACTGGGTGTTCCTCTTTCGGAAACAAAGCACCAGAGCCAGTAGTCAAGGTCGAGAACAAACTGGAACAGAAACCAGATGTTAAGAAAGCCGAAGCCGAATTTCTTGAATCAGCTGGATCTGTCCAACTTCAATTCTCAGATGAGGGTGAGTGGCTTGTGATCAAAACAGTTGGTAACGCACCAATAAATTTTAACCATGCTCAGGGACGTGAAGAAGCATTCATGCTGGCAACGATGCGTGCTAAACGTAACCTACTAGAATTCTTAAACAATGATGTTAAGTCTGGTAAGGTATCTGAGAATATCAGCAAATCTGCTCTACAAGATTTTGTAAATTCAAAGAACACTGAAGCTGTAAAGAAAAACAAGGACACGAAGTCCAATGATCTTTTCGGTAGCGATTCTGATGTTGATGGTGGTCAATTCAGTGATGAAGAACGTAAACGTGCCAGTAAAATTTCTCAGTCCGTAACAGAGAAACTTACAGACAATGCGCAAGGTATCTTAAAGGGTGCGTATATTTCCAAACGTGAAGTTGATCGTGAATCAAACATGGTGTCAGTTCAGGTTACTGTTTCAAAGAAAAGTATCAACGCTGCTGCCAATGTTCGTATGATGATGAATGGTATCTAAAATGAAGAAGACACTTCTTGCGCTGCTACTTGCTTCATCATTTGCATATGCTGAGGAAGTTACAGTAACTGGTTATGGTGCAAACTATGGCGCAGCATTGGAAAATGCCAAGACCTTGGCACTTGAGAAAGGTGCCAGTACTTTTATCATTGGTGAGAATCGAGCCAGAAATGGTAGGGTTACTGAAGAGATAGACCAATATAATGGTGGTGTGATCAAATCATATCGAGTCATCTCCAAACATGATGATGCACTCAGTTATGAAGTTGAGATTGTTGCAGATGTTGTTCCAAAGGATAATCGAGTTATCAGGAACACCACTGAATTCAGTGCAAATTTTCAAGAGTTTGGTGAACGAGAAAAAGTAGTCAACCGATTAGATAATGTAGGTAGTGCCATCAGTGCAACTGTTGTCAACCCTAGATTTAATGTTGGTAGATATTCAACTGCTGCATCTGGTCGAGTAGTTCTTATGTTTCAACCGAAGTGGATATCTGATTTAAAAGATTTTACGCAGGTTGTCAATCAGAGAGGTATGACGTCAAACAATACTCGTGAGAGTATTACTGGTGGCGCAGTTACTACTTTACTTCGTTCGAGTCCAGCTGCAGCTGTCGGTGTACATGTACTTGGGCAACAAGCTGAACAGCCAATGAGTAATGATATGATGGTTTGTTTTGATGGTTCTGAGTGCTATACTATCGGTGTTAACTTCGAGAACATGCCTAGAAATCCAAAGCTGGTTCTTGCTGGAGTAGTTGATGGTCAAGAGTACATAGTGTATCAACAAGAACTTGATCTGAAGATGTATGAGTTTCTTCAGGCTGGTGAGGGTAAATACAATAGTAACTTCACTAAGTATAAGACAAACTACAATCAACCAACATTGATTGTATATCCAAAGCGTCAGCATGTAGTTGACGTTAGTTTTGAAATAGATAACAATCTTGCAAGACAACTGGAAACTCTTAAAGTTTATCTGAGATGAAACTTGAAACTCGCTTAAAGATTGAGAACTTTCTTAATCACATACAACACAACTTTACGTTGATGGAGTGGCTAGTTTTAATTTTATTTGGATTGTGGGTGATATTGTGAAACAAAAATGGGCTGAAGCATTTATGGAGACAGCTGAACGATTCGCTCAGTTGTCTTCTGCTAAAAGATTGCATGTTGGTGCTGTTGTAGTCAAGGATGATAGAATCATTTCAATTGGTTACAATGGTATGCCTTCAGGTTGGGATAATGACTGTGAAGACAAAGTATACTGCGATGATGGTGATTGGAAAGAACAGACAGATAAACACCATGATGAATGGATTACGTATAAACTTGTTTCTAAACCAGAGGTACTTCATGCTGAAACAAATGCAATTGCGAAACTTGCTAAGTCTAACGAATCTGGTCTGGGTGCTACTATGTTTATTACCCATGCTCCATGTTTGGACTGTGCCAAACTTATCTACCAAAGTGGTATTAGCAGTGTTCTATATCGCAACTCTTATCGCGATACTGCTGGCATCGATTTTCTTGAGAATTGTGAAATAAATGTAAAAAAGATTGACATTTATTCAAAAGTGTAGTATAATTATCCTAAATAAGAAATAACCTTCAGAAGTTGAAGGTTATTAAAAAATAAACTTTACTTTAATTCAAAGGTGTAGTAAACTTCTACTATGAAATCGAAAAACTGTTCTTCGTTGAGAAAGCATCTCCCACTATTAAGTGGCTGGGTTAATGCACGATCACAGTTTAATGGCACACCAGCGATTGAGTATGATAGTGAGGGTTTTGGCAAGTGAAGTAAATACAAGTTTACTTACCAAAACCCTCTGAGATGAAAGTCCAGAGGGTTTTTTGTTTATGGCCATCGTGCCAAACATATTGTTCTTTTACAATTCGGGATTCTGTTGGGGGTTAGTGTAGCGGTAACACTACAGACTTTGACTCTGTCATCACTGGTTCGATCCCAGTACCCTCTGCCATATAAAAATACATTTCAGCAGGGGAGCCTGTGATGGATAGTTTCTGTTTAGTACAGTATTCGAAATGTATTTTTATATGGTAAGTTTTAAACAAGGAGAAAGTAATGAAGCGAAAGAGTAAAACACGAAAACCTATGGGGGTATAACTTAACGGCTAAAGTAGCTGGATTTTAACCAGTAAATCAGAGTTCGATTCTCTGTGCCCCTACCATTTAGTGAAATACATTCATCCATCATAGAAAAGCAGGAGAGATACTTGCTGTCCAACGATAACATCATCGGGGTAAGGGAGTGTGTTTCACTAAATGGTAACCATATAAAAACACACTTCCGACAGTAGGCGGAACTCAGGATATGTCCATTCGGGTGAGTGTGTTTCTATATGGT